GGATTGAGAGACACTGGAAGTTTGAGAAAGGATCTCGGATAGTTATAAATACAGAAAAAAGCTATTACGATGGCGGCAATTGTAACAGATCAGTTTAGAATATTAAATGCTGGTAACTTTGTAGAATCTGTTGGTAAGGATTCAAACTCATATTATGTTTTTGTTGGTCTAGCAAATCCAGCAGCGTCTGGATATGGTAGAGAATCTGATTGGGATACTGACACCCCAACACCAACAGATAACTTTGATTATATGAATTTTGTCGGTGATGCCTCCCTCTACGGGAAAAAAGTCACTTCTGCTAATACAAAAAGATTAGTCAGAAGAATTGATTGGGCGTCTGGAACAAAATATGAGATGTATCGTCATGATTACAGCATTTCTAATTTGTCTCCAATAACAAAGTCTTCCAGACTTTATGATTCAAATTATTATGTTATCAATAGTGAGTATAAGGTGTATATTTGTATTGATAATGGTTCTTCCGGAATCAATACAACAGGAAATGCTTCACTTGACGAACCAACTTTCACAGACTTAGAACCAACTAAAGCTGGTGAAAGTGGTGACGGATATGTATGGAAATATCTTTTCAGTGTTTCACCAAGCGATATTATAAAATTTGATTCCACAGAGTACATTTCTCTTCCTAATGACTGGGAAACCACAACCAATACCCAGATAACTGCAGTAAGAGAAAATGCAAACTCAGATGATAACGAGAACCAGATAAAGAAAGTTTATATTGATAATAGAGGTGCTGGATACTCTCAGGGGTCTCACGAAGTTAATATTATCGGTGATGGAACTGGGGCAAAGGTTGTTGTAGAGGTTGATAGTTCTGGAAGGATAACCGATACCGTTGTTTCTTCTGGTGGTAAAGGATACACTTACGGTATTGTTGATCTTGGATCAATTAACTCAAATGCTTCGACAAGAGCAAAGTTAATTCCTATTATTCCACCTTCAAAAGGTCACGGCTACAACATTTATACAGAACTTGGTTCTGATAAAGTTTTGGTCTATGCAAGATTTGATGATTCGACAAGAGATTTCCCAATCGATACAAGTTTTTCTCAGATTGGTATCGTTAAGAATCCAACTGCGATTGGTTCAACCTCAATCTTTACTGAGAACCAATATTCTTCTCTTGGTGCTATTAAGTTCTCTTCAGTCACTGGAACTGTAAGTATTGGAGATAGAATCAGTCAAACTGTTACGGATGGAACAGCAAAGGGATTTGTTGCTTCATATGACGCTGAGACAAAGGTTCTGAAGTATTTCCAAGATAGAACTCTGTTCCTGAATCAAACTACATTTGATTCTACAGATTATGTTGGTGTTTCTACAAGATCTGAAGTAAATGATTTTGAGTCTAGTGGAAACGCGGTTACTACAACTGGTGGTTTCTCTGGATCAATTGAGACTGGATTCACCGGTATCACAACAAACCCAACTGGAAATAAAATTATTTCTTTAGGCACTCAGTTTACAAACGGAATTGCCTCTGCTGAGATAAATAAAGGGTCGGGAGATATTATCTATCTTGACAATCGTCCCGTAATCTCAAGAAATTCTAGACAAAAAGAAGACGTTAAAATTATCCTGGAATTTTAAAAAATGCCACAAAAAACGAATCTCAATATAAGTCCCTATTATGATGACTTTGACAAGTACGATAATTTTTATAGGGTCTTATTCAAACCAGGATTCCCTGTTCAGGCTAGGGAGTTAACGACTCTACAATCTATCTTACAAAATCAGATAGAGTCGTTCGGAAGTCATGTGTTCAAAGAGGGATCAATGGTGATCCCAGGAAACATTAGTTATGACTCCGAATACTATTCAGTTAAGCTAAACCAGGAACATCTTGGCATTGATGTTACTGTATATGCTGATAAACTGGTTGGTAAGAGAGTTAGAGGTGTAAGTTCTGATATCGTTGCTGTAGTAGACAAATATCTTACAGTATCTGATGCAGAAGGAATTACTGATTTAACCCTTTTTGTAAAATATTTAAGTTCTGGTACTGATAACGAAGTTTCTTATTTCCAAGACGGTGAGATTCTTACGACTGAAGAGTCTTTTGTTTATGGAAACACTGAAATTAGTGCTGGAGACAGTGTAGCAACCCTTATATCTCAAGACGCTTGTGCTAGAGGAACTTCTGTTTCCATAGGCGCTGGTGTCTATTTTATAAGAGGAACTTTTGTAGATGTAGCAGCAGATAAACTGGTCTTAGATCCTTATACTGCTACTCCTTCATATAGAGTTGGTCTTTCTATTTCAGAAACACTCGTTTCCGCAAAGGACGACGCATCACTCTATGATAATGCAAAAGGATTCTCAAACTATGCAGCACCAGGTGCTGATAGATTAAAGATTTCGACAAGACTTTCCAAGAAGAGTCTTACTGATTTTAACGATAAGACTTTCGTTGAACTGCTAAGAATCGATAATGGAGAGATCAAAAAATTACAGAATAAGTCTGAATATAATTTAATCAGAGACTATTTTGCTAAGAGAACTTATGAGGAGTCTGGTGACTACTCTGTAGGTAGATTCAAAATTGAAGTCAAAGAGTCTTTGAATAACAACCTTTCTAATGAAGGTGTATTCAATTCAGATCAAAAGACAGACGAAGGAAATACACCTTCCGTTGATTTGGCATCTGTCAAGGTATCTCCTGGAAAAGCGTATGTAAGAGGATATGATATTGAAACCTCTTCAACGACTATACTTGATGTAGAAAAACCAAGGGACAAGGACTCGGTAGCACAATCATTAGTTCCATTTGAGTTTGGAACATTGATGAGAGTCAATAATGTTTCTGGAACTCCTCTGATTGGTGTAAACAATAACAGCAACACTGTCGAACTCTACAGTCAGAGGAAGTCTTCTCTGTCTGCTGGAACTGGAGTTAAAATTGGTGAAGCTAGAGTATATTCATTCAGTGTAACTGATGCTTCTTATACAGATTCTTCCACTGAATGGGATTTGTATTTGTTTGATGTTCAGACTTACACAATGCTGACTCTCAATGAGTCACTGAGTTCTTCAAATTGCCCAGCAACTTCATATATTAGAGGTGTAAGTAGTGGAGCAACTGGTTATGTAACCACTGCTGCTTCTGGAACCACTATAACTCTTGTTCAAACTTCTGGAACATTTATTGAGGGTGAGCAAATCATAATCAATGAATCCGAAGAAGTTTCAAGATCTATTAGTTCCCTCAAGACTTATGGAATTCAAGATGTAAAATCGGTATTCCAAGATTCAACTTCTGTAAGTGGTGGAGATCTTAAGGTAGACTTTGTTGCAGATACTGTCTTACAAAAAGTCTTACCTAAGAACTTTGGAATTTCTGATACTGTCAGAATCACGACTGGTGGTACAGTAACATCTCCTGGAAAGTTCTTTACAGGAATTAAGACTGATACTATTATCAGATATCAGATTGCAGGTCTGTCTTCAGAAACTTATAATAGAGTTTCTGCAGTGGCATCTGACGGTTCTTCAATGACAGTTGTTGCAGTACCAACTACTGATCAGGTTTGCAGTGGAGCATTACCTGGATCTAATACAACAGCAACATTCTCTCTTGGTGCTCCAATTGTTAGTGAAAATGGTGGATTATATGCAAAGATTGATTCTAATGATGTTGCATCGGTAAGTCTTGCAGAATCCAACTTAGTTGTAACCAGACAGATTGCAGAAGAGTCTACAGATTCTTCTGGTTCCATGACAATTCCTATTTCTTCTGTAGGAATTACAAGTGCTTTCTTTGAGACATTCGATGCGGAAAGATATAGTGTTTTCTACTCTGATGGTTCCGTAGAAGACTTGACCTCAGATCAATTTACATTGAATTCTGGAGGAACTTCTGTAACTATTCAGGGTCTTACCGTTTCTCAGTCAAGCAATGTAACGGTAAACACTACAGTTAAAAAGAATAAGATTAGAAATAAAAAGAAAGAGTATACCAGAAGTTCTAAAGCAACAGTAAACAAGACAGTAACTGGTGTATCCACTAGTATTACTGGTTTATCTGTTAGCCAGTTCTATGGAATGAGAGTTGAAGATAAAGAAATTTCACTCAATGTTCCAGATGTAGTAAAAGTAATTGCGGTATATGAATCTTATAACACAAGTGCTCCCTCTTTAGATTCTCTTGACTTCCCAAGTGGTCTTGGTCTTGACACAAACTCAATACTTGGCGAAAAAATCATTGGCAATCAAGGAAATGCAATTGCTCAGATAGTAACAAGATCTTCAGCAACAAGAGTTGAAGTTGTATACTTGAATTCAAACAGATTCTCTATCGGAGAGGTTGTTGAGTTTGATGAATCAAAAATCAGCACTTCTGTTCAGGGAATAAACAGTGGAGATTATCAGGATGTAACTGATAAGTATTATCTTGACAAGGGTCAGAAAGAACAATATTATGATTATTCGAAACTGGTTAGAAAAAATAACGGTTATATTCCAACTAACCAGTTACTTGTAATCTTTGACTACTATACTGTACCTTCAAATGATAATGGAGATGTCTATACAGTAAATTCATATGACGATGAAAGATTTGCAAGTGATATTCCAGTTCTGCCTAGCGGAATAAGAGCAACTGACACACTCGATTTCAGACCAAGAGTATCTCCATTCGTTTCAACTACCAGTTCTCCATTTGCATTTGCAAGCAGAACTTTTGGAACTTCGGGAACAAATCCAACTTTGGTCGTTACTCCTCAAGAGAGTTCGCTGGTTGGATATGATTTCTACTTACCAAGAATTGATAAGGTATTCTTAGATAAGTTAGGCAAATTTAGTGTTATTAAGGGTGTTTCTGGAATTAATCCAAAACCACCAGTAAACATTGAAGAAGCGATGGAGATCGCAACTATTGAATATCCTGCATATCTGTATGATACCGATGATGTAAAGATCACTCTCGTTGACAATAGAAGATATACAATGAGAGATATTGGTAAACTCGACGATAGAGTTACCAATCTTGAGACTCTGACTTCACTTTCACTTCTTGAACTTGATACTAAGACCTTCCAAGTCAGAGATATTGACGGATTTGACAGATTCAAGTCTGGATTCTTTGTAGACGACTTCAAGGATGTTGGGAGACTTGATAAGAATCTTTCCAAGATTAATGTTGATTCGGAAAACTCCGAATTGCTGACTCCTATCGATTTCTACTCTGTAAAACCAGAAATCGCACTGAATCCTTCGATCAATGTAGAGACAGCAGATTTCTCTTCAAATCTGAATCTCTTGGATTCTAATGTTCAGAAGACTGGAGATTTGATTACACTTAAGTACGAAGAGAAGAGTTGGATTGAACAACCCTTAGCTTCAAGAGTTGAGAATGTAAACCCATTCAATATGGTTGAGTTTACAGGTAGAGTTCAACTGTCACCTGCTTCCGATAACTGGGTAAGAAATATCTATGTCAATGGTGGAGAAAGATCAATAACTGGTGATTTTGACGGTTCCTATATTGAAACTGTCAAGATCTCTAGTGTTGCTGATACACATATTCGTTCTAGAAATGTCGGATTCATTGCTGGTGGTTTAAAACCACTTACAAGATACTATCCATTCTTTGACGGAACCAGTGGAATTGATATTATTCCAAAACTCATTGAAATCTCAATGACCTCTGGTGTCTTTGAAGTTGGGGAAGTTGTAAAGGGTTATATTGGATCAAATAATCTCTTTACTGCAAGAATTGCTCAACCAAACCACAAGACTGGTAATTTCAGCAGTCCTGCAACAAAGATCACCCTTAACCCATACAATAAGAATGTAACTCTCGCAGATAGTTACTCCGCTTCTTCTACTGTATTGAATATTGATGTCAATTCACTTTCCGAAGAAGTTCTTGGAAAGTATAATGGTTATATTACAGTGGGTATGGTATTGCTTGGTGAAACAAGTGGTGCTCAAGCATCTGTTTCTTCTATCAGAATAATCACAGATACATTTGGAGATGTTGGTGGTTCATTCTTCTTCAGAGATCCACTTGCCTCACCTCTGCCTCCTCTGAGATTCAGAACTGGATCTAAGACATTCAAACTGACTTCTAGCTCCACCAACGCAGAACCTCTGCCAGGTAGTCTCTTGATTAGTAGTGGAGAAACCACTTATAACACTAGTGGAATTGTTGATACCTACAGACAGACTAGAGTCATAGTAAGAAGACCTCCCCCACCACCACCGCCACCAGCACCTGCTCGTGGAGGTGGAAAGGATCCACTCGCACAGACATTTACTGTTGATGAAACTGGTGCATTCCTTACTTCTCTTGATTTGTATTTTGCAAACAAGGATGAGAATGAAAAGGTTACTGTAGAACTCAGAACAGTAGAACTCGGAACTCCAACGGATCAGTTGGTAGAAGATTATGCTCGTGTAACTTTAGATCCTTCTCAGGTTAATACTTCAACAGACGGTTCTGTTGCTACAAGAGTAACATTCCCCTCACCAATCTACTTACAACCAGAAGTAGAATATGCGATTGTTATTCTGGCACCTTCTTCAGATAATTATGAAGCTTGGATTGCCAGAATGGGTGAGAAGACTGTAAATACAACAACACTCCCAGATGCTGAAAGTGTAATTGTAACCAAGCAATATATTGGTGGAAGTCTGTTCAAATCACAAAATGGTACGATTTGGACTGCTAACCAGTTTGAAGATCTTAAGTTCAAACTGTATAAAGCAAACTTCACTTCAAATACTGGTACTGCTTATTTCTATAACCCAACACTCGATACTGATAGTGAATCTTCACACATTATTTCTGATGGTGTAAGAACCTTACCAAGAAAGTTAAAAGTTGGAATTACAACTACAACTATTCTTGATAATACTTTAACCATTGGCAAAAAGGTAAGTGATTCCACTTCTTCTTCAGCGATTCATGGTTACATTGAACAAGTTGGTGGAAGAGTTAACACCGTAACTTCTTCTAGAGTTGGTGCTGGATACAGTGATGGTACATACGCAGGTGTTCCACTTTATTCAATCACTGGATCTGGAACTGGTGCAGTTGCTACGATCACGATTTCTTCTGGAAAGTTATCTGGAACTCCAACAGTTACTACTGCTGGTACTGGATATGTTGTTGGTGATATTCTTGGAATTACCACCAGTAATGTATTCAAGGGTAGTGGAGCACAAATTTCTGTTACCTCATTGAGTGGAAAAGATACTCTGTATCTCACAAATGTTCAAGGTGAGCAGTTTACTTCTGGTCAAGATCTCGTTGTTTATAACGGATCAACAGCAGTTTCTTTTGCCAACACTGACATTACTTCTTCTTCCCTGATTAGTTCCTTGTATGACGGTAGTGTTCTTGAGGTCAAGCAGTATAATCATGGAATGCACGCCGACAACAATGTCTTAACCCTCGCTAACATTGAACCAAATACAATTCCATCAACTCTCAATGCTGCTCTTGGAATAAACGATTCAACTATCTCAGTTGCTAATACATCAACCTTCGCCACCTTTGAGGGAATATCTACATCTAGTGGATATCTTAAGGTTAATAATGAAATTATCTTCTACAGCGGAATTACTGCTGGATCTGGTGGAGCGGGCACTCTTGGAATTACAACCAGAGGAGTTGACGGAAGTATCGTAAGATCTCATAATATTGATGATAAGGTATATCCTTATGAATTGAACGGTGTTTCCCTCACGAGAATCAACACCAATCATAATATGCCTTCAGATGCTACTCTCAAATCTAAGAGAGACTTGGATACTTATCATATTCAAGTTGGAAGATCTGATAGATCTTCTGGAGATAACCAGTTGAGCTTCACTGACGAAAATTCAGTCGGTGGAAACAATATTTCTGGATCCAGAAATATTCAATACAACACAATTCTTCCACAATTCAATATCATTACTCCAGGAGACAATACCACAATTTCAGCACAAATCAGATCAGTATCTGGAACCAGTGCGGGTGGTTCTGAGTCTTCATTCATTGATCAGGGTTATGAGTCTGTTCAAATCAATGATCAGAACACACTCCTTTCTACAAGATTAGTTGCTTCTGAAAGAAATGAGACTACGAGATTGACAGATTTACCAAAGAATAAGTCATTCACAATTGGTCTCACTTTAAATTCGTCAGATCCAAATCTGTCACCTGTTATTGACACCCAAAACTCAACCATCGTATATGGAAGAAATAGAGTCAATAATCCTGTTGGTGATTATACTTTAGACGGATCAGTAAATCTTGTAGAGGGTGATCCTCATACTGCAATCTATGTTTCGAACAAGATTTCCTTGAGTCAACCTGCAACTTCACTGAAAGTATTACTCTCTTCCTACAGACATTCTTCTGCAGATTTCAGAGTTCTTTATCAATTGTTCAGAGTTGATTCTGAGGGTGTTGAGCAAGCATTTGAACTGTTCCCTGGTTATGATAACTTGAAAGACACTGACAATGACGGATTTGGTGATACTATCATTGATTCTACAAAGAACAGTGGTAGAGCAGATGCATATGTAAATCCAAGCAAAGGTGGGGAGTTCTCTGAATATCAGTTTACTGCCGACGAACTTGAGCAATTTACTGGATTTAGAATCAAGGTCGTTATGAGTGGAACAAATGAGGCATATGCTCCAAGATTTAAGGATCTCAGAGTGATCGCCCTTGCATAATATGTTGAGAGTTGAAGGTCACAAGCACCTGTTTCGTGAAGACTCAGGTGCTATTGTCAATACTGATACACATCAGTATAATGAATATATTAGAATGAGATCTGAGAGGAAAAAACAAAGAGATGAAATAGAAGGTCTAAAAAACGATATTAGTGAAATCAAGTCCCTACTTATGGAGATCATCAATGGACCCAGACAAAATTCAACTAGAGTCGATGAATAAAATGTTTGAGTATGAGAAGTACTCAAGACTC